ATGTTCTTCAGAAATGATTGGCCGAGCAACGATTTTGGACAAGTGGTTATCAAGAACTTATTTGGAACTTGGATATTTGGCTCAATCATTGCTACTTTGAATCCAGAGCTTGGTATTACCTCTTGTGCAGATGCTACAAGTGTTTTGCATGGTCAAACATTCAAGACTGGAACAATCAAGCATCCAGAAACTCAGAAAAAGGTTCGTGGCTTTATCAGAGATGCGGAAGGCAAATTTATACCTCATCCAACTGGAAAACAATATTATGATCCCCATTCTTGGGAGAGAGCTTTAGACCAAGCCAGAAATTACAAATTGCAAGCTGATGTACATGAATCAACTAAAGATATTTACTGGCATTTTGAAATCAAGGATCTTTTACGAGAGTTAGTAAAATGATCTATAGAAACGATGGCAAACCATATTCAGTTACAGGTTCAAGGCAGCAATTTGACGATGGGTTGCCGGAACACGATTTATTCAATACATGGGATGAGGAATCAATAAAAATCGGTGGATCTCCGATTTTTTATTATGAGCTTTTTATTGATACCAACAATGTAGATCCAATTTACTTGGAAAGCAGAATAAAGATGTTTAATCCACATCCTGTTCAACTATATGCTTTTTATGAGCCGGTTCCAAGTCAAAACTTGCAAACTGCATTCGGTATTGATAGCCCTGATGACATGATATTTGAATTGAATTATCGTTCAGTACTACGAGATCTAGGTCATGTACCAAAAATTGGATCTAGAATTTTTTCTCCATTTTTAAAAGAAAACTGGGTAATTATAGAAAGGAAAACTGGAGAGATGAAGATGTACGGCGTAGTGCGGTTACAACTTATATGTCAGAGATTCCAAGAAGATGATGTTAGTGGAACCTCTGTCAACAAAGCTCCTGATGTTGATTACAAAATTGTTTAAAGGTGGAAAACATGAAAAGTTTTTATGAATTTTATCGACTCATACAAGAGAGAAAACTATGGGAACAGGATATGGGTGATCCCATGTCTGCTGGTGGCCAAGTTGGTGCTCCCCCTATGCAAGGAGGTATGCCTCCGGGTGGCATGCCATCTAATGTTCCTCCCATGCAGGGCGGTGCACAGGGTGGCATGCCTCCTGCTGAAGGACAACAGGCTCCTCCTGCCGAAGGTGAAGAAGGAATGTCTAATGTTGCTCCAAGTGAGGGAGAGCTTGATGTAAGCAATGTTGATCAAGCCTTAGAAGCCCTTGCTGGCATGGTTGATAATTTTAAGAGTATGGATGAAGAGAAAGGTGCTCAAGTTGAAGAGCTTGTTTCTCAGTTAAATTCTTTGATCAAGAGTTTGACAGGACAAGAAGAAGCACCTCCTGAAGGTGAAGAGGGCGCAGAAGAAGCTCCTCCCGAAGGTGCCAATGGTATGAGTCCTATTCCTCCCGGCGGTGCTGGCATGGAAGGTGGACCCGGTGCTCAAGATCTCGGTGGCATGGGCGGTATGCCTTCTACACCTGACATGGGTACATCACAAGCTGGTGCTGGTGGTATGGGTGGCATGGGCATGGCTGGCGGCGCTGCCGCTGCTGGTGGGCCTCCCCTAGCTTAGTAATTTGTAATTACTAGTTCTTTACCAATATTTTTACCAACTTTTTCGTTGTTATCGTCCATCCAAATATGATTTTGGATGGACTTTGCACTTGATGTGCCACCATAAATCCATGCTTCTTCATGGAAATTAAAATTGTATTTTCCAAATATATTTCTTATTTCAGGTCTGTCATCATAACTTATGCAAATTTTATGAGGACTTTGACTGCATAGTTTTGCGAACTTTTCATGATCTTCAGCTTTGAAGTTATGGTCATATAATTTTAGCTTTTCTGGAAGTAGTGTGTTTTTGAAATATGGTGGGTCACAATAAATCCAACAATTTCCATCGGATTTTTCGAGTAATAATTGTTCATAAGAATGATTTGTTATTTTTACATTTTCTAGATGGGCTGCGGCTGCTTCCATTATTGGTTTCTTGGTTATGTTCCAACCTTCAGGTTTTGAATAATACATTTGGCATTTTACTTGATACCTTACTCTTCCAATCCAAACCGTTCTGTTGATAAAAAAATATCTTAATGCCTGATCGCATTCTTCGTTTTCTGCAAAAAAGTCAAAATGTTCTTTTAACCTTTTATTGTAAATAGCTTTTCCTCCGGGTTTGGTAGAAACCTTTTCTTCACCTTTTTTTTCAGGTTCTATTTCTCTGCATTTTTTTATAAAGTCTTCTGGTCTGTCTCTTAGCGCCGTATATACATGTATAAGATTTTTATCTAAATCATTGATCCATCTTTTTTCAATTTTTGGCAAGGCAAAAAAAATTCCACCACCACCAACAAAAGGTTCTCTATATTCTGATATATTATCTGGTTTAAATTTAAGTATTTTTTGTTGTACTGAAGATACGCTTTTGCCACCGGGATATCTAAAAATGCTTTTCATATAATAAATAATTAACAAGCAGGAAATTTATGAAACCAATTGGTCCAAATACAAACAGTTACGATAAGTCTTTGAATGATATAAAAGAAAAATCGTTTCAATGGCGTTCTGAGAATATTGATCCAGCGCCGGGTTTTACGAAGCAACCTCCGGACAATCAGAATAATATTGGTCTGAATGTTCCAGATGACTGGCATACTGATATTTTTACGCAAAAGATAGGTCTTGGATCTGCTAACAATTGCGATCCGATGCAGACTGGTGCTATTGTAAATGATTTGCAGACTCCTAATAGAAATACAATTTACAGGTATGCGAAATCTGTTCGTGCTTGTGACGAAGCTGTAATGGATTTGTTTAGGAATCTTGTAATCATTGATGAGGATGGAAAAGCTCATCCTGTGCCAATCATATGGGCAACACAGGAGAGAGCAGTTGCAGCAGTAGTTCAGGAAAATGTACGCAAAGACGATACATTAGTTGTTGATAGAATTAAATTGCCCATGCTTGCTATAAGTAGTACAAACTTTACTGTTGATCTTGCGAGATATACATACCACCAAGCTCTTAATTATCTAAATGATGCGAATGGCAAACCAACTTTTACAGCCTCAGAGAAATATGATAGAGATACTGTTTTTGGTGTTGCAAGAGGTATACCTTTAAATATTGATTATACACTTTATGCATGGACAATGCAACTAGAAGATATGAATCAAATGTTAGAACAAATTGTAACTAAATTTAGCCCTGTTGCATACATAAAAGTACGAGGGGTTTTGTGGGAAGTTGCTGTCAAATTATCGTCTATAGGCAACAATCTTCAAACTGAACCGGGTGATGCTGCTTTAAGAGTTATTAAGTTCCAATTTGGTTTGACTGCTGAAACATATGTTGCACAGCCTATCAAGCGGGAAAAAGCGGTTCTTAAAACGAGAATTGACATTGTTAATTCTCTTGATGAGCAGCAAATAAGTGAGGTTTTACATCGACTAGAGGAAGCAGTTGAGGAATTGCAATGATTGAAATCAAAAACCTAAAAAAACACCCGGTACAGCTGGTAATTAAATCTAGACTTGCACCAGATAGCTTTACAGTTTTGAACATTCCGGGCATCGGTAAAGGAAAAAATATTTTTAATTTGGAAGAAGAGAGATCAACTGAATATATAGATAGAGCAGTAAAAGCTGGTCTTATATCAACCAGACAACTAGTGAACAGATTAGGTACAGGAGACAAACATGGCAATACTTAAGGGATTTCCTCCCTCCAATACGATCAGTCCTTCAGTCAGAATCACTGAAAAAGACTTGAGCTTTGTTGCGGCAGAGCCGAGCTTGAACCGCATTGGTTTAGTTGGTTTTGCGTCCAAAGGACCGGTAAACACACCCACAACAATTTCAACTTTGACTCAATTTGCCACAGTGTTTGGCAATCCTCATCCCGATGTCACAGACTCTTACATGATTTATGCTGCACAACTTGCTTTGCTAGTAAGCAACGAAGTAGTGGTAGTTCGTGTTGCGGACCAAGAAATTGGTAGCCCAACCTATGCTGAAACAGCTTCTGTTGACATTCTGAAGGCTGGAGAAGTAATCGATGTTTTAGGTGATGGTGTAGTTTCTACTCCTTGGACACTGACCGATGACTTGTTCTTCAGATGGAAGCTAAATGGCGTACTTGCATCAAAGACATTGGTTCTCTTGGGTGGAACTACATTTGCCACAGCTACTGAAGTTGCAGAAGAACTAAACGCACAGCTTAATCCATCAATCGATGGAATTGAGTTCTATGAATACGGTGGCAGCGTTGGTATTCGTACTGTATGGGCATATGGCCCATCTGCTTCCTTGGAGTATGTAAGCGTCAAGGATATGTTGGTTGGCCCCGGAAGCCCAGTCTTCCTTGGCGAGGCTATGGAAGCTGGACAATTGATTGGAACCAACTCAAACTATCCTAGCACTTCATCTCCCGGTGATTTTGATTTTAGTGCTTTAACATCTTTGACACTACAAGTTGTCGTCAATGGAACCAATGTTCTAGCTATCGACAATGTTGTTCAAGTAGTTGACCTAGCATCCTTGCTCGTAGGTGGACCTTACACATCAACACAAATTGTTACAGCTATCAACAACTACATTACAGCAAGTCTGCCCGGTGGTTTTGAAGCCTTCGACTACTATGGATTCGTAGGATTAAGAACCCTAACATTTGGTCGTGATGCTAAGATTAGTGTAAAAGCAGAAAGCACCGCTGATACACCTCTTGGACTAGACAACCTTGTTCATACAGGCGTTACTCCATCAGCAGCATCTGACGAAGTTGGCGCAGCAACAGCTGGTCTACTTACTGGTCCAACAGCAGTAGATACAACTCCAACATTCACAATCACTGCCGACAGCCCCGGTATTGAGGGTAATTATACTAGTATTCTTTTGACTAACGACACAGAAGGAAATACATTCAACATTCAGGTTTTCAGTGATGGTAATCCTGTAGAATCTTGGGGAAATCTAACTAAGGATCAAGCTTCACAGTATTATGTTGGAACATACCTTGATCTAGTAAGTGATTATATCAAGTGTGTTGACAACACCTCTGTTACCAACCCACCAAAAAACAGCCCAGCAACTGGTGATGCTTTAAGTGGTGGCACCGATGGCTTGCCAACTGATCCAGATGATCAAGACGCTTTGTTGATTGGCAATGTAAATGCCTTCACTGGCCTTTATGCTCTCTCTGAGCCAGAGCAAATTGATATTGATCTAGTAGCAGTGCCCGGACACTCTTCAACATCAGTTGTTTTGGCTATGTTGAACCTCTGCCAAAACTATCGCCAAGACAGCCTAGCGATTGTTGATCCTCCATTTGGATTGACACCACAGGAAATTGTGGATTGGCAAAATGGTGTTCATCCACTCAATACAACCAGATTCGATTCTGACTTCGGTGCTTTGTACTGGCCTTGGGTTAAAGTTCGTGACACATACAACAATCTAGATGTATGGGTTCCACCTAGCGGTGCAGTTCTCGCAACAATCTGCCGAAGTGACAACTTGTCATTCCCATGGTTTGCTCCTGCTGGCGTGACTAGAGGTGTTGTCCCCGGTATCACAGATGTTTATACACAGCCTACACTAACCGAAAGAGATTTGATGTATGGCAACCGCAATGCTATCAACCCGATTATTGTCTATCCTGACATTGATGGGTTCCTAGTTTGGGGTCAAAAGACTCTACAACGCAGGCCAACTGCTTTGGATAGAGTGAATGTTAGAAGGTTGATGTTTTATCTTGAGAAGAACATCAGATCTCAATCTAGAGCTTTGTTGTTCGAGCCACACACTGCGTCCTTAAGGTCTCGATTTGTTGACTTGGCCAATGGTATTTTACAAAATGTCAAGACAAATCAGGGAGTTTATGATTATGTGATCAAATGTGACGAGGAAATTAATACACCTGATGTCATCGACAGAAACGAAATGAGAGCTAGAATTGGTGTACAACCTGTTAAGGCAGCAGAATTCATATTCATCGAGTTCTCTCTGCACAGGACTGGCACCTTCAATGAAAATACAGAGGTAGTAGTCTAATACAGAAAAGGAGACTAGCAATATGGGCTATAATATGGGTATCGGCAAGTTAGCCGAAAGAAATGTTACCTTCAAGAGAAAGTTTAGATGGGTCTTCAGGGTTGAAGGGATCAATGGCAATCCATCTGCCGTAATTCCAGAACATTATGTCAAAACAACCAAGAGACCAAGCATTGATATGGGTGAATTGAAGGTTTTTCACCTTCATGGTGAAATGCCTATGCCCGGAAAGCTTGTTTTCAATGATTTCGATGTAACATACTTCGACATTATTGATAACGAGGACTCCATGTTGCAGTTGTACAACTGGATTGGTGGAGTTTATGACTTCCTGTCTCCAACTGGCACATCTGCCAATCCAAGAGCCGGATCGTTTGCTACAGGTCCGGGTGGCTATTCTGCTACTGCTAAACTCGGCATGCTTGATGGTTGCGGTAATGGTCTAGAGCAATGGACTATGTACATGTGCTGGCCATCTAAGGCCGATTTTGGCGACCTTGATTACAACTCCTCCGACGAGTGTAATATCAGTGTTACATGTAAATATCAATTTGCAAAAAGAGTGAACCTTGCAGGCAATCAGCCAAACTTCACCTGTGCAAGCAATCCAAGGGCTACAGCTGGATCTGGCTTTGCCTTCCCATTCGTTGGCGCTCCCGGTGGTCCTACATAAGACTGATAATGTTAAAAAATACATTAAAGGTGCTAGAATAAAACTAGCACCTTTTTTTTATAAATTATAATAGATATATTGAGGTTTATATGGCACAAAACATGGGAATATCTTGGGCGTTCAACAAAGTTTTCAAAAGAAAATTTCGTTGGTTGTTTTTTATTCCCGGTGTTGTAGATGATGGAATTAAGGCACTGCCTCCACTTTCTGGATCTCGTCCATCTATAAAATTCGAACAAGTAAGTATTCAGCATCTAACTGAAACTATATATTTTCCGGGTAGGCCAAGCTATGATCCTATTACATTAAGCTTATATGATGTGCAGACATATAGTCCTGTTTGGGATTGGATTTTATTGTTGTATGATCCTTACAACGGCACTTATAAGCGATCAACCACACAAGGTGGCTTAGATTACAGCACCTACAAAACTAATTGCTATTTGTCTTTATACGATGGTTGCGGAGAGGAAATAGAGAGATGGTATTTTGAAGCTGCTTGGTGTGAGAGTGCAAATTTTGGCCCTTTAAACATGAATGAAACAGATTCATGTATGGTTGATATTACTCTGCGTTTTGATCGTGCATATCGAATGCAGTCACAATCAAGTTTTGACACAGCTACAGTTGGTGGTCCGGGTTCAATCTAAGAATTGGTCAGCCTTGATAGTATCCCTACATTTTTGTAAAAAGTCTTCCAGTTCTTTTGGCTTCATGCCGAGTATTCTGCAAGCACCGCTTTTATTCAATCTTCCCTTTTTAGTATAAACTTTATTTTCATTCATCAACAGAGCTTCTATCTTTTCTTTGAAACCATTATTTTCGAGGATTTGCAGTATCTCTTGTTTTTCTAAAACTTCTAAAAAATTCTTGGCCATATATTTACGACAGCATTATGCAGTCTTTCCTTTCTAATTTATATTTAAATTATAATTAAATAATAATAGAAGTCTATCGTCTGTCTCCATATTTGTCAAAATTTTTGCTATGTAACTTATCTTTTCTTTTATTCATAGAATCCAATCCTAGTTTTATTTGTATTAAATCGTTGTATCTCTTTTTGAGTTCTTGATAATTTCTTGCACTTCTCCATAGTTGTCGGAAATGGTTAAGGATACATGTCGTCATATAATTGAAAGCTTTTCCTTTTGCAGGATCAAACTTTTCTGCTCTTTCAAAGCATATTAAAACACCTTCTTGCACAGCATCATCCTCGTCTATATGGCTAAATTTGGCATATCTTACGATGTTTGAACTTAGCGTGTAGAATGCGCTTGCAAGTATTTTTTGTGCTTCTGAATACTCTGCTTCTGCCTGTAGTATTTCTTCAGGGTTAACATTCAAAGGATTTTTAAGGTTCTTTGCTTGTTGTCTTTGAATCCTTGCATCATTTTGTAAAAGCGCCAGTCTTTGCTTTGCTCTTTGGGCTTTTTGATACTTAATTATAATTATCTCAAATGATTTGTTGTTTAGATATTCTGTTGACATTATTCTCCTTAGGTAATATAAATGAAAAAGATTATTGAAATTTTTTACGAATATTTAGCAAATCCACAAAAAAAACACAACCTTATGCATATTATAGAGATTTGTAAAAAGCAAAATATATTAGAGAAACAAGCGAATATTTTACAATTAATAATCAAGGATCAAAAAGATGATAGCACTGTTAATAGATGAAATAGGCAACTCAATATCTCTTGATTATTACAAGCAATACTCAGGCAGAATATTTACAACAAACAAAGATATCAACTTTTTTGATAAAAAAATACTTGGAAACCAAGTATTACTTGATCAATTTCTTGCTTCTCAAAGAATCGATGGATTATTGCTTTTAAAAGAACATGAAAAAATTAAATTGTTTGATGTGTCTAACTTCAAAACTAAATCGCCTTTAGTTTGTGTTTCGAATAAAAAATGGATACTTAAACAAAAAAGGCTTTATACAAAAAGAACAAATTTATTTTTCGATGAATGTCAATCTATTCTTTTAGTTGATGAAAAAACTCAACTGAAACAACCATTTATTGATGGAAATTTAATTTCTTTGATAAAAGTTTATCAAGATAAAAATTACAAGCAATTTGTTATTGATAGTGAAAAGTGGCTTTTCGACAATCAGAACAAAATATACGAACAGATTATGGTGCGTTATTATGCAGGTATGGTGTATTACTTCAAATTAAACAATATAAACAAAGCTTTAGAACATTTGGGCATCGCAATTTTATTTTGTCCGCAAATGCCAGAATTGTGGTGTGTTTGGGGAGATATACTTGTGGATTCTAAGCAATATGAAAAGGCTCTAGAAATATTTAGAAATGCAGATCATGTGAAAAAACACAGAAATATTTTTGACAATTATCCTTTATGGTTAGATAGAAATGAGTCATATGCAGAAAGCATGATTGTTAAACTTAAAAAGATTGTACAAACAATACAGATAGTCACAACAGTTTAAAAAACATATTCAAGTTCATTTACAATAACAGTAACTTGGTCTTCATACCTGCTAATTGCAATTTGCTTTCTGCCTGCTGGTAATCTTTTGAGCCTTCCCTCTAGCTCTCCTATACTACAGTTTATAATGGTCCAATTGTTTCTTGATAATTTGTCTACTTTTTCATCCATACTTTTATATGCTTTATCAGGAAAGTATTCTTTCAATGCATCTTTTGCTTCTTTCAATACCTTTTCGTAAATTGGGAAGTTACATGTACAGCTTGGATTGGCAAGAAACTTCTGCACATCTTTAGTGAGTGTTTCTGGCAGCTTGTCACGAAACTTAGCGTCTCTCAAAGCTGTTTTGACATCAAGTAGAGAAATTTCATTATTTTTCATTTTTTATCCTTTTCAAAATATAACCACATTCTTTGCATTTGAAAAAAGGATTTCTCTCTATGTAAACAGGCTTGGTTTTTTTGTCTTTATTGTCATGATCTATATGTGGCGGCTTTTTTTGGACATATGATTTCTCTATTGTAATGAGATCATCTTCTGACTTGTAGAAATATTTTTTACTACATCGTTCACACCAGTATGTTTTTAGTTTTTCACTCATGTGTCTTTATTGTTGTGTTTGCTTCAAGGTACATCAAAAACATCGCCCAAAAATAACTGAGTGCGGATGATGAGCATCCAACAGCAAAAATTCTTCCAACATCCAGTACAGCCAGCTTCTCAGGAAAATAAAAAATCATGCCCATAAAAATGCCACACCAAAAACCACTACATTGGTAGCAGTTCAGCATTTTCATCAAAAAAGAAGGCGTAATTTTTTCTATCAATTTTTTTGCCGCATTAGATATTTCACTTTCAACGACAATTTGTGTCATTCCAATTGATCCTGTAATGCACAAAAGCAATTGAGCTATTTCCATAAAGTTACCTCGATATTTTCTTTTTTTCTATATAAACAAAAATCTATACAATTAAAGTCTTCAGGTAAATCAAATTCAAGTGAGTCAACGACAGATGATATATTTTCAATAGGCTTTTGAACTGTGTCTGATAATAATACCTTGACACCTAAAATATTTGATATAATTTCTAAATCATTCTTATCTAAATAATTTAAAAATGTAATAACTATATTATTTTTTATATATCTTAGCTGTGGTACCGTACTGGCCATCAGCCATGTATCAAAAATATTTTTGTATTTTTGCAATTGTTCAATAATTGTTTTATTATGAAAAACAATTTGTTCTACATTTTTATAGTCTAAAGTAATAGACATAAACTATTATAGTTTTAGAATAACAAATAGGAGATAAGATGAGTGAGGAAATTTTCCGTCCACAAAGACCCAATACAAACAATCCAGCACAACAGCACTTTAATGCTAGTCAGCAGTTTGAACATCAACCAGAGCATTTGTCACCAACAGCACACCATCCGGGTAACCAACCGGCACATCCCAAAACAAACCCTGATCAAGGTGTGCAAATTACAGGAAACATCCCTCCACAACTTCTAGAAAGAATGCAAAAAAAGAAGGCTAAAGATAGTGAGGTTCAAGCTGCTCCATCTCTTGGCTCTTTCTCTGCAAATATGAGTTCAAATCTATTAAGTATTTTGGAAACTCTTAAATCTCAATCGCATCACTTTGAAGAAGTAAAGCTTCCATCTTTAGGTAGGTTTTACGATGGCACAGATGGCCCAACCAACGGGATCATTCACATTCGTCCCATGACCGGAGAGGAAGAGCAAATCTTGGCTACACCTAGATTTGTAAAAAAGGGTATTGCTGTAAACATGATTTTCAGCAGATGTATACAAGAGCCAATTAAGCCTGAAAATCTCTTGTCTGTTGATAGGACATTTTTACTTATCTATTTGCGTGGCATTTCTTACGGAACTGATTACGAAGTTGAAATCAAGGATCCAGAATCTGATCGTAAGTTCACAACAGTTATTGATCTTGATACTTTAGAAATTGAACCATGTCCTAATGACTATGGCCCAGAACTTACGGATGTATTGCCAAAATCTGGCCTAACAGTTAATTACAGACTAAGTCGTGGCAGAGACGAGACTGCACTTCAGGAATATCGTGACAAGAAACTGCGCCAAGCTGGCGATTCTTCTACTGACGACAGTTTGCTTTATAGGACTGCTATGTTGGTTGATGATATTCAGGGAGTTACAGATAAAAACGAACTGAATGTGCTTTTAAAGAATCTGCCAATTCAGGATGTATCGTATCTTAGAAATCTTGTGACAGAGCCTCCATTTGGCATCGATACGAAAGTTACTATTATTTCTCCTATATCTTCTGATGAATTTGAAATCGAACTACCTCTAGAAGCAAATTTTTTCTTCCCACGGGGCAAGAAGAAGGAGAAGACCCAAGCGTAGCACTATGGAAAAATCTTGCTGAAGAAATGTTCTTTTTTCAGTACCACATGAAAATTCCAAGAAGCCAATGGGTTACCATGCCAATAGGCGAGAGAAGATTTTTGATGAACAGGTTTGTTGAACAAAAGAATATTGAAAACGAAGAAATGGAAAGACAAAGAACAAACAAAAGTTAATTTAAAGGATAAATAAGTAATGGCAGCAACTAAAGAAAGATATCAAAATCCAGTAATTGGTGATAATCTAATACTTCGTTTATTCTTTTACAACAGCAATAATTTTGCAGATGTTACAGAAATTCAAAAGATTGATATTTACTTCGTTCCTGAAGGAAAGAGCATAAATGATGTTGATTCTAGAAGACTTGTTCAAACGATTCTTCCAGTAAACATCTTGCAATCTGACACAGGTCAATATTATACAGAAATTACTCTGACAGAAAACCAATACATTATTGGTAATTATGTTGATGTATGGACTGTTAATTTTAACGATGTGTATGAAGAAATATCTACAGTAGAAAATCCTTTTACTGTTTATCCTAATCTTTGGTACACAACTCCAATACCAGTAGTTTACGATTTCAATTTTGCCTTCAGACCATCAAGATTCCGAAAAGGTTCTAAGAGATACATTATTATTGAAGTAACTCCAAATGTGCCTAAAGGTACGGATTTACAGAGATACTATGAGAACTTAGCTATAGTTGGTGAAATGAAAGTTTCCATGGAACAAAGGTCTGGAGCGTGTTTGCCTCAAGAAACTGATTTAAGAATGATCTTTGAAAAAGAACCCGTTACTTATCGAGAGAAAAAATTTGGCTATTTCCAATTAGATACAGCCGATCTTGAGGTTGGAATATATGATATATGGTTTGAGCTAGATCTTGGCGACAATGTATATATTTCTGAAAGAAATCAGCTACAAATTTTTGAATAATTTCGAAACCGGCGAAATTAGTTTACTTTTTTGTCCTTCAGTGTAATTTGATCTTAACACTACACGGAGGACTAACTCATGACTATTACAGCTGAACGCATGGATTGGTGGTTCAAACGGAACAGCAATGTTTTGTTGCGTGGCCGTCATGGTGTCGGCAAAACCGCCATGATTCAAGAATGCTTTGAACGAAATGGCTTGATTCTTAATGAAAGCTATATCTATCTTAGTGCATCTACTCTCGATCCTTGGGTTGATCTGATTGGTGTGCCCAAGGAACAATCTGATAGCGAGGGTAATAAGTATTTGGGACTTGTTCGTCCTGAATTGCTTTACAAGGGTAACATTCAAGCTATCTTTTTTGACGAGTACAACCGTAGTCCGAAGGAAGTTCGGAATGCTGTAATGGAGTTGATTCAAAAGAAGTCTATCAACGGTTTTAAATTCCCCAACCTTCGTATGGTTTGGGCAGCAGTAAATCCTGTTACAGAGGATAACAGCTATGCCGTTGAAGATGATGACAAGGCACAAATTGACCGTTTTAAAGTGCAAGTAGATGTGCCTTACGAATGTGATAGGGGGTACTTTGTTAAAACCTATGGCGAGAACCTTGCTTGTGCTGCTCTTGAATGGTGGAACGGTCTGCCAGAGGCTGAAAAAGACAAGGTTTCACCTCGTCGGCTGGACTATGCTGTTGAAGAGTTTGTTGCTGGTGGTTTCGTTGAAGATATCCTGCCTGCAAGCTCGAATATCAGCAAGCTTTTAAAAGCTCTTCGTGTTGGTTCTGTGGAACTCAAACTGAAAGAGTTTTATGAAACCAAAGACAAAAAGGCTATCAAAGCATTTTTTGCATCTGAGAATAATTGCGATCAGTCTTTGAAATACCTTTTGAACAATGATGATTATCTCAAATTTTTCCTACCGTTCTTGAACAAGGAAAAATTGGTTTCCGTTATCTCGGTTGAAGATAAGGTGCTTAAGCACATTATTGATAACCGGGAAGATGAGCAAGACTATCAGAATATTCTGCAAAATGTGCTTGCTGGTGGAAACTTGGATCTAATCAGAAGGATTAGGGCTGCTATTAAGCCGGTTAAGAGATCTGTGTCTATGCATGAACCATTTAATAAAGGAGGAAACGCATCTCCACCGCAAATACATAGTCCTGTCAAAACACGAAAAGATTTAGAAACAACATTTTTCGATGTTATGAAAAATGCGCATGTAACTGATTTCAGCATTATCGACAAAAAAATAGATAGTTTTGAAAATGTTGTTAAGAATTTACCATCAGATATCACACTAAATGAAGCTGAATCTGTTTTGAGGTTTATTTCTAAGATATGTACAACTTCAACTGTTGCAACTATATCATCAGTAGATTTTTACAATCTTATACCTGTTACTAATTTTGCTGTTGACACTATAGCAAAATATAGTAAAACAGATCCAGCAGACATTTTTCGTCTGTCTGAATTTTCGGAACTGGCGAAATTGCTCAAGGGCTGGGGCTTATCGTGTGGAGTAATTGGACTTAATACATAGGAGGGAATCATGGGCGATCACGATACGCAAGTTATTAGTGAGGCTGAATGGAAGCAGATTTGCTGTGATCTGCAAGACTATCATGCTGTATTTTATAAAATTGCAGAAATTGGTCGCCCTGCCTTCCGTACAGACATTAATACGGCTTGTGTGACTTTTGATAAAGCTGGAAGTTTTGTAAACTTCTTTTTCAATCCCAAGTTTTGGAATGAGTGCCAATACTACGAGAAGCTTTTTGTTATCTGCCATGAGGCTTTACATATTCTGTTGAATCATGGTCTGCGTTTCAAGAATCCCGATGAACGGGAAATTGCCAATGTTGCCATGGACATTGCAGTAAATCATGGCTTGCTCGACCGCTTTGGTTTTGTGCGTGATCAGATTCGCAACAACGAAAGTCTTTGCTGGGTTGACACTGTGTTTCCCGGTGAAAAGCAGTCTAATGGGTGGCCTATTCCTGCCGATGAGAGCAGTGAATTTTACTTCCGTATGTTGAAGAAAAAACTTAAGAACAAGAAACAGCCACAAAAGCAACCGTGGTCTCCCAGTTCTGGTGGTCAGAAGGATGATAAGAAGGGTGCCGGTCAGAAGGCAGATGACCAGCAAGGCGATGATTCAGATGATCAAAATGATGGTGATAAGCAAGAAGGCAAAAAGTCTAAAAAGCCTGCCAAATCACCTACTTATCAAACTCTTGATGATCATGATTCAAGCTTTCCAACTATGGAAGATATTTCCAAGGAAAGTGGAGACTTTACAGATGTAATTAAAAAGCTCGATAGTGAGTTGAGCGATGATGAGAAGAAAGAAATCGAAGGATTCTTGAAGACTCATACACCTGAACAGGTTGCAGGTCATGGCGCAGGAACTCTATGGCATATTGTTCCGGATGAAGTTTTGAATGCCAGAAAGAATAAAAAGTGGGAGAGCGTGATTACGGATTGGGTTCGCAAAGCTTTGAAAAAATGTGTCAAGCCTTCTTCTCAATGGAGCAGGCAAAATCGTCGGCACACCATGCTCCCTAAAACTTTCATGCTGCCAAGCAAAATGGCTGTTGAAAATATGTTCATGGAAAAAGATAAAATTGCTTTGCGATTTTATTTCGATGTTAGTTATAGCTGCTGTTATTTCTGGAATAGGTTCGTGAAAGCAGCGATGTCGATTGATCCTAAAAAGTTTGATGTCACGCTTGTATCATTCGATACTTCAGTTACTGAGATTGCCCAGAAAGACTTGGGTAATATTCAAGCTGGTGGTGGTACTTACTTTCACATTATTGAGGAGGACATACAGAATTACAAAAATACTACCGGAAAGCCACATCCTGAAGCTGTGTGGGTTCTTACTGATGGTTATGGCACTAAGGTTCATCCAGAAAAACCAGAAAACTGGTACTGGTTTTTGACAGATGGCTTTAAGGATTATGTGCCAAAAAAATCCAAAGTATTTAATCTGCAAGATTTTGAGTAAAGAAAAACTCATCATCAAGCTTCAATAATTCTTTGACAGGAACACAGATCCATTCACGGTAGTTTATACTATACATATAGCTACCTTGAATGTCTGTGTTCCTTAAAAAAGCAAGCCATGGTTTTCTATCTCTTTTCCAAATCAAAACAGGTATCTTTCCACATCTTTTACTATCATCTGTAACTTGTTGTAAAAAGGAATCCAGTTCTGTATTCCCACTTTCAAAAATATTATTTAAATCAATCTTGTTGTATCCACCTTTTGATTCAAGCACAAACCGAAAACCTTCTGGGCAACAAATGTCCCCGGTAAGCGTTTCTTTTGCATGCTTAGGCATATTCTTTACCTGACCCCATCGATTGCCTGATCCCACGCTTCTTGAGAATGTCTTGTTTAAGTGGGCAAATCTTTCGTTTAAAATACCAACCAATTCTCTCTCTACCCTTTTGCCCTTACGACCACCATCTACTTTTTTCTTTTTATTGCTAAATTTTTCGATATGGTATGTGTCATCTAAATCATCAAAATTCATATTTTTCCTTTTATGTTATTGTTAAGATAGTTTATTTTATCATTTAATTCTTTTATTTCATTTATTGTCTTTTCATATGATGCATTATCTTGTTCCTTTTTCTGCAAAAGATTAAGAATATTATTTTCTAATTCCTTTTGATTTTTTGCCAACAATGCTACGGATTCAAAAACAACATCTTGTTTAGATTTTTGAACAGAATTTTTTTCTATATTAAAAGTAATATCATTAGCAGAAGATATATTGTAAAATTTATCTTTCATGTTACAATTTTCATCAGTAAAAACTGACTCGAAAATATTCATTTCAATTTCATTTGATTTGTTATAAATTATTTCATGTATTTCATATGGTTTTATTTCTAATAAATTATCGCAATTAATAAATATTTTTTTAGTTTTTATTTTCTCTAGTGCTTCAAAAAAAATGTCTAAAGTACTGAAAAAAAATATCTGGCCAATTTGATCAATAAGATTTGCCATAAACAAAGGTCTATGTTTATTTCTAAATAAAAACAAGCTGCGATTATTTTTTTCTATCTGTGAATATGCTATGGCAAATTGACTATTAATTGTATGGCTTAATAAAAATGACAAATTATCTACAATAGGACTATCGTGTTGTTCTAGAACTCTTAATATTATTTCTGAATCACAAGAGCTTTCTGTTTGATAAATATTTTTTAAGTAATTATATTCATCTCTAGAGATAATTCCGTTATGTATGACAGCTTTTTTTAAATCAGTGCTTATGAATGGGTGGTTGTTTATATTGTCAGATGGTAATCCAACTCCAACCGAAGCTGCCCTGCAATGAAAAATTCCTAAATTTAAATTATTATTCCATATGTCCAAATAGTTTTTTTCATATATTAACTTAGAAGATGGTCCCGGTTGTTTATGATAATATATCTTGTTTTGACCAAACTCGCTTACGCAATAATAGCCAGCAGCATCAACACCACGCTCTTGAGTTATATCAAAAAGAGCAGTAGTTAATTCTTTTGTTTTAACTGGATCATTGCTTGATCCTATGAATCCCAATAATCCGCACATATGTTATTGTAGTGGAGGTGCACCTATTGGAGCAGTAGGTTTAGCTGGTGGATTTACGCTAAAGCCAGACATGCCTTCTGGACCTGTTTCTGGGGCCGTAGGAGGCATAATATTGCTTGGTGGTATCTCTGGTTTGTTTGCTGCATCTTGTCTTTGAACACCAAGATCATTAACAGGAACATTCATATTCTTAAGTATGTTTTGTATTTCTACAACGCTTGAAGCAATAGTATCTTCTAAATTGTCGTTATCAGATAATGCTTTAGCTAAAGCCACACCTACTTTTTGCATACCTTTTAAAAATTTTAAATCATCATCTAGCCAATGGCCGCCTAATAGACTCCGGATTTGATTTACGATCTTATCTGTAAATCTAACCAGATTCTTAGTACCGATCTTCTTGGCTTCGTCCTGTATTTCTTGTAGAGATGTAAGTATTTCACTTATCTCTTTTCCAAGAAATGCACGATTCTCCTTAAAAATGAATGATTTAAAATCTAAATCAATATGTGAATATTCATTGATCATACACTATCTATGCTTTCATTCTTTCTCTTTGCTGAATTTTCTATCAATCCAACGAACAAAGGGGAAGCATTTTGTAACCTTGATTTAAACTCAGGATGTGCTTGCGTACCAATAAAAAATGGATGTATTTCCTTGTCTAGCTCCATTATTTCAATCAAATTGCTGTCAGGATTTCTGCCAACAACCCGCAAACCTTTAGATTCAAATTCTGGCATGCTAACAAGATCGTTGTTGACCTCGTAGCGATGCCGATGTCTTTCATAAATGGTTTTTTTCTTATAGTATTCGTATGATACAGAATCTTTGCTTAGCTCACATGCATATGAACCAAGGCGCATAGTGCCACTTTTCTTAACAATCTTTTCCTGTCCCGGTATGTAATGAACTACAGGATACTTGGTATTAATATTAAATTCTTCACTTGTAGCATCTTCCCATCCAATATGTCTGGCAAATTCTATAACAGCACATTGAAGTCCCAAGCAAATGCCTAAAAATGGAATCTTTTTCTCTCTTACATATTTAATTCCTTTTATTTTGCCCTCAACACCTCTTACATCAAAGCCACCGGGCACAATCATTCCATCGATGTTTTCAAAAAGCTTGTTTAAACATTTATTGTCTTTACAAGCTTCGACTTCGTCAGCATTGATCCAAACAATTTCAGCTTTGACATTCTTAGCAACAGCTGCATGGAAAATAGCTTCCTTCAAACTAAGATATGCTTCATCGCAATTGTCATATTTGTTGAGAACAGCAATTCTGACAGTAGTCAGGTCTTCATTGCCAATATATTTTTCTACCAAGTCACGGTATTTATGAATTCTTACTCCATTGCGGGTAAGATGGAACTTATCAATAATCAGATCATCAACATGTCTATTGTAAAACTCAATAGGTACCTGATATACAGATTTTACATCTGGAGCTTCAAACACTGCGCTTTTAGGAACATTTGTAAGATTGGATATTTTTTCCATAATAGGCGCTGGTATAGGCCTATCTGTTCGGCAGAATAATATTTCAGGTTGCAACCCGGAACTCTGCATGCCTTGAACAGCCTGCTGGAACGGCTTGGTCTTAAACTCTTTGATAGTTGGTATCCACAGGACAGGAGCTACCAAAGAAATAATTACATCGTTCCAATTCTTTTGTTTGAACTGCCGAATCGCTTCTAAAAATGGATAAGATTCTGAATCACCAACTGTTCCACCTATTTCAACCAAAACAATATCTGCATCTTTTCCTAATTCCAAAAGCCTGTTTATTATTTTGTCAGTAACATGTGGGACAATTTGAACAGTTTGGCCAAGGTACTTGCCCTGATCTTGCTCTTCAATTATTTCTTTGTATACAGTTCCAGAAGTAAGGATATTTTTAGAACTAACCTGACAGTTGATAATTCTTTCGTATGTTCCAAGATCAAGATCCGTTTCGGATCCATCGTCGCACAGAAATACCTCTCCATGCTCTCTTGGTGCTAGAACACCAGCATTCGTATTCAAATAAGGATCAAACTTAATAGGGACAATTTTAAGGCCTCTCATGGCCAAAAGTAATCCTAAGCTTGCGATGCTGACACCTTTTCCGGTGCCACTAATAACGCCACCACAAACAACAATGTACTTGGCCATTTTTTCTTCCTGTGACTTTGGTTCTTAATATACATATTATAAAAAACAAATCAAATAAGTTTTATTTATTGAATTAAGTGAGTGTTCATTCAACGAATTGATTAAGTTCCTCAAAAAACATGCATCCTTGGTGTTCAAATGTCAAAAGGCCTTTTCTGGGGCTTTGGTGATTAATACACACTCCCCAATCGTTTCCTAAATCACCTTTCAATGGCATAAAAAACTTACAGTCACATGAACAGTCTGGGCCATAATTCTGCTCCCTATCCCTATCGCCAAACGGCTTAAAATCCGATGGCATACGGATCAAAGCTAAATGTAATTTTTTCTGAGTATCCACGATTACAACCTAGCTTTCGCATGAGGTGCAGGTCAGAATTGATCTTGCAAAGTTTTGGGCAGCGTTTACGGAAATTTGATAATACAAACCCTTAATGCCCATTTTCCATCCTTCAATAATTAAGGAATTTACATCCTTTGTTGGAATAGATGGATGAATCATAAGGTTAAGGCTTTGCCCTTGGTCAATATATTTTTGTCTCTGTGCTGCCTGAATTACGATCTCTTTAGGACTAATTTCAGCAAATGTCTTGAAAACATTCTTTTCTTCTTCAGTAAGAAAATCTAAATGTTGAACACTGCCACCATTCATAAGAATGCTTTTCCATACCTCTTCGGTATCTTTACCCTTAGCTTTCAAAAGCTTTTCAAGCTCTGCATTCTTGATTGTAAATTTACCTTTTTGAAGATCTTTAATGTAGTAATTGGTCCTATGAGGTTCAATTCCTTCCGAAACCTGACCAAGAATAAATGCAGAAGACTTTGTTGGGGCAATGGCTAGGAGCGTTGTGTTCCTTCTGCCATATCCTTTGCAAACTTCAGGCTCACCATATTCTTCTGCTAATTTTGCGCTAGCTTTATAGGCAGCGTCTTTAATGTTCTTTGCAATTTGAGTGTTATGGAACTTTGCTTCCATACTTTCCCAAGGGATCATCTTGCTCTGAAGATAGCTGTGCCAGCCAAGCCAGCCAACACCCAATGCACGATGCCTTTCGGCAAAGCGAACAGCCCTTTCCATGAACTTAATGTTTTTAGCTTTTTGAATAAACTCTGTCATTACAGCATCAAGAAGATATACAAGAAGTTCTACTGCATCAGTGTCTTTCCATTCATCATAGTAAAGAATATTCATACTACTTAAGTCACATACAAACGACTCTTCTTCGTTATCAGCTAAATAGATCTCATTGCAAAGATTGGAATGTGTAATTTTCATTCCTTTTTCTTTGTAACAATCAACAGTATTGTTGTTTGCATTGTCTATAAATGAAATATATGGATATCCAAAGTTTGCTCTCATTTCTAGAACTTTTGCCCATACTTTTCTTTTTTCAGCATCTCCATCAATCATGGCTTGCAACCAATAATCTGGAACGCAAACACCAAATGAAAGATCCTGAATAGGAAATCCTTCGGTTCTGATTTGAAGAAATTCCATGATATCTGCGTGATCTATTGGCAAATAGGCTGCAAAGTTGCCTCTTCTGGTGCTTCCTTGACTGACTATTTGGATTAAATTTTCAAACGCCTGCATGAAATGCACAGAACCGGAGCTTGTTCCGTTGTTCTTGATCTCTGCTCCTCTGGGCCGTAGGTTCCCGAATGTTGCAGATGTTCCTCCACCATATTTGGTCATCATGGCGACTTCTGCCCATGTGTAGGCAATAGACTCCATGCTGTCGCTTATGGTTGATCCAAAGCAAGATATTGGCAATCCTCTGTCATTGCCAAAATTAGTCCATATAGGAGTTGATAGGCTGTACCAGCCCTTCTGAAAGTTCTCTTTAAATCTAGCTGCGAATCCGGGCTTATTTAAAAACCTTTCAGCGGTATTGCAAATTTCATCAACTCGTTGATCAACGGTCTGTCCGTTAACCAAATAATCTCTCTCAAGAAAGATTTGAGAGAGTTCAGTTAGCCATCTGTAGTTGTTCATTAAAACAAATCCTCTGCTGTTGTAGGTTTAACTTTCTTTGAATAGGTCACTGGTTTCTTGTGGAAAAAGTCTGTATTAACTTCCGCATGAATTTCGTCATCAAACCATTTTAACTCAGCTACCGCACCTTGGTCAGCTTCAAAAACTTTTTGACCACCAATCATTTCTAAACTTTCATTGAATCTATGCTTGATATACTCTTTAATTACTTCCTTTTTGATAAAAGGAAGCTCTCCAGCTTCAAAAATCCAATCAATAATTTTTTCTTCTGCTTCGTATGCTTTTTTGCAAGCACGGTACAATTTTTCATAAAACTCACTATTAAACCATTCAGGAAATTCTTTTTGAATTTGTTTTATGACAAAAACACCAAGAAGAGCATGTAAAGTTTCTTCTTTTTGTGTAGCTTGTACGACATTGTCAATATCTTTTAAACAATTCATATATTTGTTGAATGACTTAATAATTACAAACTGTGAAAACAAGCTTACATTTTCAATAAAAATTGAAAATAATGTAAGTGTAAGCGTGTAATTTTCATTACTGTTATCGGAAGCTCCTTTAAGATATTTTGTAAGATAATCAACTCTACCTTGAATAACAGGATTTTGTAATAGTTGATCAAACTCATTATTCATTCCAAGAATTTCTAGAAGATGAGAATAAGCATCTGAATGGCGTACTTCAGATTCACCGAAAGTAACACCTACCTGATCAAATTCAGCTTTTGGAAACCTTTCTCCAAGTTTGGTCCAGAACTTTTTTACTGATATCTCTATTTGAGAAATAGCCAACATGGCGTTCTTTAAAATACTTTTTTCAACAGCAGATAGCCTGACATTGAAGTCTTGAATATCTCCTATGAAGTTCCATTCACTAACAAGCCAATAGCTGTGATTTATTGCATTTTTATATTCAATAACTTCTGGATATTCAAAAGGTTTGAAGGCTACTCTTTTTTCAAAAATATTTCTTTTTGATGACATATGAAACCTCTTGTATTGTTTTGGGAATTTATCTATGTGTGAGTTTGTAATTTTACACAAAAATCATGACTTTTCAAGTTGTGTCATTCCTTTTTGCATCACTAAATCCAGTGTATCACAGCCATTTAGAAATTCGATTAAATCATGATCATGTGTAGTAATAAAAACTTGTTTTTCCTTATTTAATTCACAAATCATATTGTAAATTCCAGCAACGCCTTGTGGATCAACATTTGATGTAACTTCGTCCAGAAAAACAATGTTAGGTGTTTTTCCGGAATTTAATGACATAACATGTGCAAAAGCTTGACTAAGGGCCAAATTTATTCTTCTTCTTTGGCCATTACTCATGCATTCATAAACATACTTGTTGTTATCTGTTGGATATTTTTCTATGGTTTCCTCAAACTCATTATTGAATTTCAATGTGATTTTGTTTTCGATAAGGAATTGCATCCAATAATTGATGTTTGAATTTAAAGCTGGAATAATTTCATCGATAACATACTTTCTAATTCCTGAATCTCCAAAAGCGGATATCCAGTATTCATAATACTTTGTCTTTTCATTAAGCTCTTTATAATAAACATCTTTATTGTCTTTATTTTCATTGATGGTTTTTATCTCAGATTCAGAAACTTCAATCAAATTATCGTATGGTGATGGCTGCTTCGATGCTGCCACCTTTGTATCCAATTGGTTTTTTAAGAGGTTTATTTTTTCCTCAATAACTTTGAGCTTAGCATTTGGTTCTGGTTTTTTAATTTTCAGCAAATCATTTAGCGTTTTAGACTTTGTACTTTTCTCAAAATTTTGCTTTTTAATATTGGACTGCAACAACGCTATTTTTTCATCTGCTGATTTCTCCGTGGTCTTCAATTTGTCCAGCTTTTCTTTTTCTGCTACATATATTTCTTTTTTGCTGTTACTGATTTCGTACTTGCCTGCAAGTTCATTTTTGTAATTAATTAAAACAATATCATGAGATGATTTATCAACTGTTTGCAAACAGTGTGTACACTTAACTCCATCCTCCAAGTTTTCTATCTTGGATACATTTGATTCTATAATTTTAATTTCAGACAACAATGATTGATAATCCGATTTCAGTGAATCACATTTTTTAGAATAATCGTCAATTTGTGACTTCAGTTTATTCTTAAGCTCACTGATCTGTGTTTCATTTTTTTCAAGAGTTGCAATATTGTCATCTATGTCAACAATTTCTTTTTCCAAAATACTTATGTTTTCTAAAACCTGCTCGTATTTTTTAAGCTCTGTATCTTCTCCTACAACCTTAGACTTTTCTTGATCTAATATTCTAATAGCCTCAATATACTTTTTTATTTCTTCGATGTTTTTATCATTCCAGTCTTTTTTAGATTTCTCAAGCCTAGCTTGATTCAACTGCTCATCAGAGAGTTGTTTTTCAACAAATTGAATTTCTTTTTCTAAATTTTTAATACAATCCTTATGATTTTTTAATATTTTTTTGGCATTTTCGTGATATGAACGATATTTCTCCAATGACAATAAATTTTCAACAATTTGTCTCTTTTCAGACGCATCACATTCTAGAAAAGAACTAGTGTTATCATCTGTAAAAATGGCAACATTTATAAATGTCTCATATGACATTCCAATTATATCTTCAACCATTTTTTGAGTGGCTGGCATTCCACCCAAGGTGATTTCTGTACTATCATCCCATTGGTTATTAGAGCTTTTCCACAATCTTAATGCATCGGGCTTCCTTGTCCTCTGAAGTTTGTAATCATCCCAATAAACCTCAACCTTAAGTTTTTTTCCAGTTTCATTGTTTATTACATCTTTGTGACCAATTTTATTAGGCTTTCTTATGGTCTTGCCATACATTCCATAAACAAGAATAGCAGGTATAGATGATTTTCCAACTCCATTACTAGCAATTTTGTCTTGCGATTTTGAACTTTCTGTTACATCAAGATTCTTGCCACGAATCAAAACAATATTATTGAATTTAGAGAAATCAACTTCTATTCCTTTGTTGCCAAAACAAAGAAAATTCTCTGCATACAGTTTTTTGAAATTTATCTTTTTCACTTTACTCTACCTCTGTTTCTGCAAAATTAACGATTTGCATCCCAACATCTATAAGTGTGCTTTGATCTAGGTTGCTGGGGTTTACTTGCTGCACATACTTTTCTACTATTTTCGATTCATCTTCAAGAACTGATTTGGCATCAGTCAGAACATGCTCGTCCATTTGCTTAGTCTGCTGTCTAATTTGAACTGTTGAGATGTTAAAATTTTCAAGCTTTTTGCTTATTTCTTTCTTGGCGACATTGTCAGATGTATTCTCAGAAAGAATGCAAACGAAAGATTTTTCAAGATCTTCTTTGCTATAATTTTCTAATTCATTTTCTTTAATGTAATAATGCTTTGGACTAAACTTATTTTCTATGTATTTAATTTTATATTCATTGGTATCTAAAAGTATTATATGTTTTTCAGAATGTGCTTCTCCGAAGCTAAGTTGAAGTGGACTGCCTATGTACTCCACATACTTAGCGAGTTTTTGCGCAGCATGATAATGACCAAAAAATACATGCTTATACTTTAAAAACAGATTTCTATCTACTTTAGTCATGTCACCATCATGTTCTATTGCTACATCCGCTATAGACCCTGCTGAATTCAACTTTGCTCCATCTACGGCTATATGGGCAAGCAAGAACTTTGCTTCTATGTTTTCTTGAGATAATTTAGAAAGTTCATCTATTGGGTTATGAGTATACGGGACAAAGTGCCAAGAGCTATCAGCTACTCTTAATTCTTTTGTTTCAGTTATTGTTTCAAAATTGTTCAATGCGCCAAAAGGATAAATGCTGTTTACGCTCCAGCTGTTGGCAAACCACATATCATGGTTTCCAAGTAGCAAATATGTTTTAAATTTCTTGTTTTGATATTTTTCTAATATTTTAAAAACTTCTGTAAATGTGTATGAATCTATTTTTTGTCTTTCGTGTAGAAGATCTCCACCAAATAAAATTGCATCAACATCGTTTTCTTCAGCTTGAGTAAAAACCCAACTTAAACACTTAAGACAGTCATGTAACCTGTCAACACTTTTTTTGTGTGGGTGAACATGCATGTCACTGAATAAAAGTATTTTTGCCATGAATGAATACTATCAAATGTCATGGTAAATTCAAATACTTATTTTTTATTTTGGTTTGGGCAGTTTGTTCTTTAGATAATCTTCTAGATCTCTCCAAACTTCATATACATCAAGTTTGGTTTTAGGTTGCCCTCCTGCTGGTGCAGCACCGGGCATTCCACCTAAGTCTGGAGGTGGTCCTCCGGGGGGTGGCCCTCCTCCACCTAAATCTGGTGGTCCTCCGGGGGGTGGTCCTCCTCCACCTAAATCTGGTGGTCCTCCGGGTGGGGGAGCATCCTCTTCGTTTAATACAATTTGTAAATATTCTCTAAATGTTCTCATCACAAGTATTTATTGTAAATTGCTACAAATTTCCGAACTGTTCAATAAATAATATATGCTTAAATTTGATTCTTGGCGATTAATGAATGAAGACGCAGAAAATCCTGATGCAAATTCTCAGGACGGTTCTGAGCGGGTTTCAACATCTGCTCCAATTACAGATGTTGAAGACATAGTGTCACAACCAACAGTTGCTGCACCAACTGCTCCTGCAACTGCATCAAACCAGACATATAAGCTTAAACCATGGAAAGCTGGTAAAACTGAAATTATGAAGTTTTGGAAGGGCATACAAACCAACTTGCCATTCGCACTAAAGCCAATTGAATATGACCACAAGGGCACAACTATTCAGGAAGATGGCATAAGAATAACAGGATCTAAAGAATTTATAACATCTGTTATTTCAAGATTGAAAGATTTTCTTATTTACGAAAATCCAGAAACTAAATTAATGGTATCATACAGGCAATCACCAAAAAGCTTGAAACCCGGATCAAGAAATAGCTATAGTTTTTATCTTCAAGTAAAACAAAGAGGCAAGAAGTAACTATATTTTTTTCTTTTTATATTTTTTTACCGGTTTTCTTTTTGACACATCATCTATTACAACTTGAGTTTTATCAATAGATTTCTTTATTTTTTCACCCAAATTCGACTGGCTTTCCGTCATAGTATGAACTTGAGACTCTAATTTGTTTATTATTCTTACAACATTTGCAAGCTCTTCGTACATGATATAACCCCTTTGTATAGGTAATCTATTTACCCACCATCTATATATTTGTACATTACATTTGGTATCATAGGTGCTTATTATAACCATCAACAATTTGACAAAAAACATTTGTTTGATAGAATTGAATTTTTACACATGGACGGAGTTTTTGTATGATAAATTTCACCGATGAACAAAAAAACTTAATTGATTTTGTAGAGAAAAACTTTAAAACTAGAGAACATATCACAGTAGGTGGGTTTGCTGGCTCTGGCAAATCTACATGTCTTTCCCACTTATCTAATAAATATCCAGAGTTTAAAGTCTGTGCATTCACTGGGAAAGCTGCCAATGTTTTGAGACGCAAAGGTATCCCTGATGCGTCTACCATCCATTCTTCAATATATCACTATGAAGAAAATTATAAAGGCGATTTAATATTTAGATTAAAGAACAAAAATCAAATAGATTTCTCAGGCTTGTTTGTAGACGAAGCTAGTATGATCAGTGAAGAGATTTTTGATGATCTTCTTAGCTTTAATGTTCCAGTTGTTTTTTTTGGTGACCATGGGCAGCTTGAGCCTGTTGGATCAAAATTTAACTTGATGAAAAAGCCAGATGTTGCTTTGGAAACAATTCATAGGAATGCTAACACTATAGCAAAGTTTGCCGACTTTCTTAGGAAAGGAAATCAAGCCAAGGATTTTTCGGAAACTGATGAGACAGTATCAATAGTACCTAAAAGGGTTGTGAAAACAGAGGATTTTACAAAAACAGATCAGGTAATATGTGCTTTCAATAAAACAAGAATGCTTATCAATCGTAAAGTGCGTGAGTTTCTACAATATAACAAAACACTTGTAAAGAATGATAAGATAATATGCTTGAAAAACAATAAGAATCTTGGTATATTCAACGGTATGCAAGGAAATGTAGTAAATTTTAGTGGTAAAAGAATTACATTTCGTGATGACAACAATACATTGATTACTGTCAACGCATTTCTAAAACAGTTTGGTGAAGAAAAACTTCACGAATCAGCAGGAACCGAAAAAGACTTAGGATTTTTTGACTATGGTTATTGCATCACATGTCATAAAGCACAAGGTGATGAATGGAATAATATAATAGTCATAGAAGAAAAATGTGATTTGTGGGATCACACTAGATGGGCATATACGGCTGCTTCTAGGGCACGAAACAAAATTGTATGGGCAATCTGAGGACAAAATGGCAACTAATATAATTGTAAATAATGATATAAGCGTTTTGTCTTCGGACAATACTGAACTTCTAAAGTTTTTGTATGACAACCTTAGGTTCAGGGATAGAAACTATTTCCACAATGCTCGTTTCCGACAAAGATTATGGGATGGTTTTACAAATTTTTTTAATCAGAACAATGGTAAATTTCTTACAGGTTTGTTACCAGAAGTATATGCTGCCTGTAAACACTTTGGCATAAAGCCAGATTTTGTAGATCGTCGTACAAAATGTGAATTTTTAACAAATGAAATAAAACCCGATTTCATGAATCAGTGGTTACCCCAAGGAATGTCTCCAATAACTCTTGAAGACTATCAGTGTGAACTTGCTAATCAGGCTATAAAAAATAAAAGAGGAATTATATTTGCTCCTACATCAGCTGGAAAAAGCTTAATAATGCTTTCAATATTAAAATCACTACCTCCTACTACTAAAACTTTAATATTACAAAACAGGAAAACTCTTGCTGCCCAGAATTATGAAGAGTATGTAAAATGGGGCTTGCAAAATGTTGGAAGAATATGGCAGGGATACAATGAACCAAATACATTCACTGTAGCTACAGTGCAATCTGTTGAAAAGGCTATAGACATATTGCCTAAAATAGAAGTTTTATTAGTTGATGAAATACATGATATGATGTCAACAGCACCAAAAAAGGTTTACAGGTTATTGAAAAATTGCAGCGTCAGAATAGCAGTTAGCGCAACTCCATTCAAACATGGAGAAACAGATAAAATACAAAAATATTATGTCAAAGGTTTTTTCGGTCCATTGTTCAAAATCCAATCAACTCAAACAGGTTTGATAACCACTAAAGAATTACAAGAGAGAGGAAGGCTGTCTAAAAGCAAATGTACTTTTTATAAAGTTAAAAATCCCAGTCTCGATTACGAGATTTATATTGATGCAGTTACTAAAGGATTAGTTGAAAATGAAGAATTTCATCAAATGGTATTGTCAAAAACACTAGATCTTAAAGGCAGAACACTAATTCTTGTTGAAAGACTTGCTCACGGAGATGCTTTGCAGAAACTAATGCCTAATGCCCTATGGGTACAAGGAAAAGATAATAATGAAACAAGACAGCAGGTTATAGAAAAATTACAAAAAGCTAAGAACTGTGTAGCCATAGCAACTCAAGGTATCTTTAATACTGGTATCAATGTTTTTGTTCATAATTTGATCAATGCTGCCGGTGGTCAGGCAGATCATCTTATTATACAAAGAATGGGCAGAGGACTAAGAACTGCCAAGGATAAAGATGGTTTAAATTATATTGACTTTATATTTGAAAATAATCCATATCTTCATAAACATAGCATGAAAAGAATTAAAATTTTAAAACAACAAGGACATCAAGTTGATGTTGTTGATTAATTTTTATGGTCACTAACTATAAGATTTATGATGTCAGCAAGTGTTCCATTCTTAGTTTTAAGTAAGGTTAAGATTTCATCTTGAGATATTGGAGAAAGTTCTTCGAACATTTTCCAGTTAATTATATTATCATACAGTAATTTTATATCATAATCAGATAATCTTTTAGTATTAATTTCTTTATTATTTTTTATTTTAATTGGATGAATTTGATGCTTGATAGCATCTCTAACATTATTAAATGTTTTTCTTTCTGAATTTTCAATCCAAAGTTTGAAATTAATAAATTTGTGCATAGTTTATTTATACATATATTATGCATAAATTTAACTTAACAGAATGGCTTGGTGTACCCGCCGAAAGATTATTTGGTTTTTCCAATGATGTAAAGGCTAGTAGTCCTGTAAAATACAGTGAAGAACCTTTAGAACCATTGGGGCCATCCATGATTCTAGATGAGTTAACATGGCTTGGGTCAATTAATAATAAAAAACCCAATCGTTTATTTGAAAACATGGTCGATTATGGGCATGATGCAGATAAAATGCAGGTAGTTATATCACCATTGGGATCACTTAAGATAATTATAAGAAAAATTGGTATAGCTCTTGAAGGATCACATATTCCTATTTGTTACACAATTTACCCTTTGATTAACGATTATAATCACAATGGTGAATCGGACGACAAGATTGAAAATATAATTGCCAATAAAATTGCTGATAAATTAACTGAAATTGATAATAGACAATTACTTACTGGTGTTAAGGATTACGATAAACTAAAAGAATTGACTTTGGAGTTAGCAAGAAATGTTAGGGCTAATCATCCAAAATGTATGCACTTTGAGGGTGTAGTATCGCCTAATGAGAATCAATATACAATTTATTTGCAGTATAATGGGCAGGGAGTAGAGGCACCAAGTGCTAGGAGAGCAGAACAATTTGATATACATATGCAATATCAAAAAGATACAGGTTTAATTCGATGCTGGGCAAACGAAATTACAAGTCCTACAAGACAACACTTGTGGCAAGTTCAGCCAAGTGAATGGGATGAGTATTTTTCCCCTAAACAAAAAAATTCTGAAATTATTGAATGTATTATGAATGCTTTGTATACCTACTAAGTTTCGTAGGGAAAGTATTTGTTATAAAATTCCATTAATTTTGAAATATCAAAATCTTGTAAATTTTCAATATTTGACAAGTCATAAATATCCTTTTTTATTATTTCTGGAAGTTGTTTGATCCAATTAGAACAAACAACATATAAAGGACTAATCTTTTTAAGTATCACATACTTGAGGATATTGCTAGCTTCTTTTTTGTAATTTTCAAATGTATTATCTTGTTTTAAAATATCATTTAATGTTTTGGCTGTTTTTTCAAACTCACTAACAACACTGCTTTCAACAAAAGCGTAAACTGCTTTCTCTTGCTTTCTTTTTTGTTTTACCAGATGTTTCCAAACGACATATCTTGCTTGTGCCTTTTCACCATGCAATATGGATGCATCAACTAATATTCTTTTTCCTTCTGATTGTAGTTTTTTAGCTATTTCTAATTGTGCCCTCATATAAAGAATAAATTGAAATCCTTTAAATTCATTTTTTTTATTTGTTACAAATTTCAACATATGTTTAAAAATAATTGTTTTTCTAATATCGCCTTTTTTCGCTATTTTGGGGTGTCTGTAATCTGGCAAAAGTTCTCTTGTCAATTTAATCCATACACATGCTAATTGATAAGCCAAGATTTCATCTTGGGTGAGTTTCAGTTCCAGTGCCATGTGTGGATCGTATTGCATTTTTTCATCATAAATGATTTGCAAAGAAAACACAACACACTATAATGAATTTGTGATTTGAGTATGGTGAAGTGTCAACCAGAAAGATGATCATCAAAAGCTGAATGTATATGAATTCAAAATCTAATATATTTGCTTTTGGTAAAAACCCGCTGGGGCGGTACTCCCTGCCAAGCCCATTAGGTAATACGGGAACCTAATGTCCAGCAAAAGATGAGGTGTGCCAACCTTCGCCAAAAACGGCAGGCAGTAGGACTTCAAACTTCCTACAGAAGTGTTGGTTAAGAATCTTAAAATCGACACATTAAACCCAAGACTAAATCTTGCAAATGTAAGATTTAGCAATAAGGTTTAAAGAGTTTGGAAGAAACTTATTTAAGTTTTTTTTCTTCCACACTCCTTAAGCCTGCCCCCCGGTTTTGCCCAAATTTTCCAAATTAACAAATAAGACAAGACTTTGCGATTTCGTAGCATGAGTGTGAATTCTGTGGTATTATTTATTTTCAATATCTCTTGAGGATGGCCATATGATTGACTTGGGCAACCTTTCATCTGAGTTGCTTTCTGCCTGTTCTACAGAACCGCTTATTTTCGTTGATTTAGACCCATCTGATCCAGATACCACCACGATGGTCAATCTGAGCTTAAAACTTAATTTAAGCGGTGTTAATGGCTTTTCTAAGTCGTTGGTTTTGACTACTGAAAACTATCTTCATGTTTTGAGTCTGTTTGACTCAATATTAACCACTAAGAAAAAACCTTTAGTTGGATACAATTTCAAAAACTTATTTTCTTTTTACAGGCGCTTATCAAAGAAGAATCTTTCAGTAAGTAATTTTCTTGATTTGTATTGGTATGAATCATACTGCGGTCTGGAATCTTCTCAGGGGAATCTGAAAAAGGCTTTGCAATCTGTTAAGACATTCACTTCCAATAAAGAAGTTTTTTCTTTATATAAAAATATTTACTCTGATATAATTTCAAAAGTCATACCCGGAATTGAATCATTTTGTTTGATTAATGACGATACTGGTAAGGCGGTGTATTCTAATTACCATATAGAGGGTCAAGAGAATGGTAGGCTTTCATGCTCGTGTGACAAAAGGAATGTTTTTAACCCTCATTCGTTGGGGGATGAGAAAAAGCATTTGATTTTTTATGATATATCATATAAGTATTTTTTGCAATTTGACTATAAAAACATGGAAGTATCTGTGCTGGCTAAATTGTCAGACGATAAAGAGTTAAACAGTATATTGTCGGACAATAAAAACGATGTTTACTCCCAGATTTTTTATAGGATCACAAATTTAAAACATCATGATGATTCCAAAAATTTTGGGAAAAAAATGTTTTTGCCGCTTATATATGGTCAAACCCCAAACGGGTTGGCAAAAAATCTTGATATATCCTTAGATCAAGCGGAAATCTATTACAATTCAGCAAAAAAGATATTCAAACAAGCTTTTGATTATGTTGAGCAAGCGCAGGCATATGCTCATGAGCATGGTTACGCTGTGGATATTTTTGGTAGAAAAAGGTTCTTTGATTCTGGGGAGCATTACAAAGCAAGGAATTTCATTGTTCAATCACCATCGGCTTTAATTTGTCTGGAAGCTTTGCTAAAATTGTATAGAAATACGAATGATTTGTTTTCTTTGGCTTTTCATGTACATGACGGCTATTTTCTTGCGATAAAAAAAGACAAGATTCAAGATGCCTTTTTTGCAGCAAAAAAAATATTGGAAAGCCCAACAGATTTGATGCCCGGACTTGAATTGCGAGTAAGTGCCAAGGCCGGTTCGAATCTTGAAAAAATGTTTGAAATTGACAATAGAAAGTAGGTGTGTTTTGAGTTCTATATACAAAAACTTTCCTATAACATCAGAAGAGTTTGTTTTACTTGATAAGAAGTTTGGCCAATTGTGCTACTATGCTGCTTGGCAATTGACTAGGAAGAATTCAGCTAATAATCACCAATGTGATTTGGAAGATTTTAAGCAAGAGCTTATGCTAAGTGTTTTGAGGGCTGGGTCATATTATAAACGACAAATTTATATTGATAGTTGCTTTGAAACATTATATGCTTCAAAGTTAAGTTTAATAAACAGGAAGATAACAGATCAACTTTTCGACCTTTGGAAAAACAGAACTCGTCATGGAGCAAATAGGCAGAAGTTTGGAGATCATCAGGAATTTATTTTACAAAAATTGTGCAAGACCAACCTTCATCCAGAAAATGTTCCTGATATAAATAAAGCTTTGGTGTTTGATACCAAGTTTTTTACTTATTGCAAACAGATCGTCTGGAATGCTCAGCGTAATCTTGGTAAAAAGATCACTAGAGAAAAGCCGATCAGAAGTGGGCAAGTAAGTTTGTCAGACCATGATTATCTTGTTTATGGGTGAATGAATGAGTGAATTAACTGACAAGGAAGCCGCATTAGTTGATTCACTTGTAAAAAGTGCTCATAAACCGTCAAAATTTAAATGGGATGACAACTTCCAGAGAAGAATACTTGGTTTAATTCTTACTGATAGTTTCTTTTTAGTACAATGTAAGTCATTGATTATACCTGAGTATTTCACAAATGAAGCTCATGTTATAATTTGCAACACTGTTTATGAACATCATGAAAAATACAAATGCATGCCTGAAAAATTTGTTGTGCAGCAATTGTTTTTAGAGAAACTAAAAGACAAACAAGAATCTGTTGTAATTTATTACAAAAATGAGCTTGAAAACATTTACGAAGCTTTTGTTCCTTCTCCATCATCAAGAGAAGTGTTGTTAGACAAAATTCTTATTTTTTCAAAAACTCAAGCTTTAAGAATTGCTATGGATTTGTCACAAAAGGATTTGAAAAAAGATCCTGAAAGTGAGGAAGTTTGGACAAAAATATATGAGCGTTTTCGTGACGCTATGAATATTAATAAAAGTTTTGAAATAGGCTTTGAATATTTTAAGAACATAGCTGACTTTTTTACAGAACTTGGTAAAGACTTTGATGTCTCTGACAGATTTACAAGTGGATTCAGCAAGATTGATGAATGTTTGTCAGGTGGTGGTCCGAAAAGAGGGGAAATATTTGCTTGGATAGGCATGCCGGGAAAAGGCAAGTCGCTAAGCTTGGTGAAAGCAGCAGTTGAAAATGTAAAGCTTGGAAAAAAAGTAATGTATCTGTCCGTTGAGATGGATTGGATCAGTATTTCCAAAAGGTTTACGAGTCAGTTTACTTTACTGCCACATGGTAGTTTGTTGAATCATAAGAATGAAATTATTGATTTGTTGGATATGGGTGTAAAGGAATTTTCTGATAAAAATCGATTTGTGGTTAAACAGTTTCCATCTGGACAAATTGATGTAAATGACATAGCTGCATATCTTAATCAACTTGAATTATATGGATTCAGGCCAGATCTGCTGATTGTAGATTATCCGGGTGAAATGAAGGACGCTCCGGGTTTACCACAGTGGGAATCAAAATATCGTATCATGCGAGATTTGCGTGGCTTAGCAATTCAAAAGGAAATGTGTGTTTATACTGCGATGCAGCCGAATAAGAATGCTGCAAGTCTTGGAGAGGCAGAATTTATTGATGAAGGAACAATCGGTGGAAGTTTTGATCAATTCAAACCGCTTGATGGTTTGTGGTCAATAAATCAGACAAATGATGAAACTGAGGCTGGATATGGTCGTGTGTTTGTGGTAAAACACAGAAATGGCAAGAGTCGTTACAGTTTTACTGTTAAGTATGACAAAGAAACTTTGGACATTCGAGAGTGTTCAGAAGGTGCATACAGACTTGCCATGCACAATCTTTCTGAGCAGAAAGCTGGAAACACCAATATAGATGGTTCTGTTACAAACAAGAATGTTTCAACCCAAGAAGAGGAGATAGATTATGCCGAGTGAATCGTTTGCCATCGGTGATCAAAATTTTGAGATAGATGTAGACAATTTGAAGTTCAGCGATGCAACATTGAATCAATTTTTTGAAAAAATATCTGGCATTACCGATTATGTTGGTGCAGCTTTGGCAGAAAGCACCAGACAGCATTCTTTGCTTGAAGCAAAATACAAGCAGGAATACATTAGAAAATTTAAAGAATATAAAGAGGATGGAAAGAGCGATAAAACTTCTGAACTCTATGCAGAAGGCGATCCAGATGTAGCATTGATTAAAGAGGCAGTAATAAATGCAAAATATGTTAAAGATAGATTGTATGCTCATTTATCTGCATTAAACAATTCAAGAGATGATGCTCATAATAGAGGTCATATGTTGCGCAAGGAAATGGAAAAGCTTGATATGGAAGTAAGAATGGGCATCGCTGGAATGTAATGGAGTGCTATCATGCGTCTTAAAAGAAATACAGAAAGAGCAGATGGTAAAGTTTACTGGAGTACAAAGATTATAAATGGCGTTAAAAAAGAAGTTTGGATTACCAAAGAACAATTTAAAAAATGGAATGCTGGAAGACTGAAATATGTCAGAGATAAAACTTTAGCTTATCATGAGGAGCAGAAAAAGCTTCCTAAAGAAGAGAGAAACTATTTTGGAAAATTAGATCCAGTATCTGGTTTATACTTTTGTAAAATATCCTCAAGTGGCAAACCTGTTTTTGTAACATTTGAGAAATTGCAGGAGTACAAAGCAAGATCCAATATAAGAAAAAAAAGGTATTACCAACGGTGCAAACAATTTGAAAGACCTGCCGTGTATTTGGGTGACAAACACCCAAGTATTGATGGGTTGTTTGTTAAAAGAATCTGTAACAATAAAGTGTTTTATGGAACATACGAAGAAGCGCAGAAATGCATTCAGTCTTTAAAAAATTCTTATAAAAAGTATAAGCAAAAACATAAAGATGCTATTAAAATGAG